CCATTGCAGTAATTCGCCGTATCGCGCCGAAAGGAAATCGCGCTTTGCATATCCTTGCTGATCCATCAAAAGCGTATAATGATTGATGACACCTGAATCAAGAAGCTGCGAAAGCAAGCGTACCGTCGCCTTGCAAAGCACCGCAAGCCCTATTGTTTCGTACATCTGCTGACCGCCCAGTTCAGGAAGTTCACAAATCCAGTCAAGGTCGGCGCAGTCGGTGTACCCTTCGATAACAAGCCCTAAGCCGTCCGCGCCCCTTCCCCATTGTTCGCGCAGGTCGTCAAGGTTGTTTGTCGATAAGCCCGAAAGACTGAAAAGGTTAGCCCATGAAGGACTGCCGCAACAGTAAAGCTTATTGTTCATCACCGTAACGCCCTGCGCCGGATAGGTTAAGGCGTAGTACAATTCCGCTTCCAGCGTATCGTAAAGGTCAAGGACAATAGGCGTCGCAAGCGTCGTTTTAGTCCATCCGTTCGCCGTGTGTGCGACCGGAATTACTTGATCAACCCAGCCGGGTTTATTGCTTCGCAAGGTTAAGTTAGTCGTTCCGGTCGTCGTGAAGCCCGCCCAAATCGCATTGATGACAAGTTTCCGATGAGGCGTCCGATTCACGGCGCGTATCAGTTGCCCGGCGTGGTCGACATTCAGCGACGTAAACGCCTTTACTTCGATCTTTCCCGCCGCGCCGCGCCAAGCTGTAACGCCCTTAACCTTGTACATATCAAGGTATACCAACAAATCGCGCTTAAAGTCCCTTATCGCCTCTTCCCGCGCCCGTCCCATCACCTGCCAGATGTCCGACTGACCGCAGTCCGCCGCGCTAAGAATCGCCTCACGAATAGGAAGACCATATTCCGAGTCGGTCATATAAAAGCCCGTGTTAGACGTCGCGTAGTCCAACGGTTCTTCCTGAAAGGCGATAATTTCGATAAGGTCGCCCGCCGTCCAGCGGTTCGCATTGATCGTAACGGTCGATTGCTGAAAGCCCGAATTAGGCGTTACCGTATAGTCGCCTGTCGTGAAATTCAGCTTTTGTCCGTTCTGATACACGAAAAGCGCCGCCGGATTGGACGGAATGACGCCGTTGTTTTCCGTCCATGTGACGACATTGGAAGGCGTGTTGGTATACGTAGCTGCGCCTACTACGTTACCAATCGCCGCAGGTATGGCGTCGGTAGCGAAGCAGGCGCAGGCAGTGCGATCCAGCCCGATTATTTTATCAAGGCAGGTAAGCGACATTTATTGCGGTTTTGCGTGAAATTGAACGCGGTAAGCAGTCGATTGACTACCAGAGCCTACCAAGCGGATTCGATATTTGCGCCCCGACAAAGTCCCCAGTTCAACGCGCAAAGTAGTCGCGCCTGAAACCGCAAGCGTGTCAACCGAATTCACCCAATAGGTCGTTCCGTTGTCGCTAACAAACCCTTCGTCAACGTGAAGGACAAGCGAAGTAGTGCCTGAAGTCTGCACGGTGTTAATGAATACAGCGCCGTGAAAGTTGCTAAGGAAGTTCGTTCCGTCACCGCCTCCGACTACGATTGTATTCGTAGCGGCGTTGGTCAGCGTTCCGTTGCTATTAAAGACGTAAGTTGAAGGCGTCGTCGTCTGATCGACCGGCGCAGGCGCAAAGGCGAAGGCAAGCGCAGCAATTGCCGCGATAACGCCGAAAAAAAGAAAGTTCTTCATTTGACTATATATTTTTGGTTATACGCCAACAGGCGCTTTGAATTTCAGAATACCCGTCCGGCCTGCGGTGTCCGTCGGCGCTACATCCCAAATCATTTTGGTCATAACGGTAAACTCGTGTAATGCAGTTGGTATACCGCGCCCGTCTGAAGATCCACACTTCGTCGTGTGGATAACGTCGTGGTACAAAGGCTGCAACCTACCTTCCTGATTGATCTGGATAACCGGATCGGGAATTCGGAACACGAAAGTCGGATTTTCCTGCCTGATCAACTGTACAGGTACGTCGTTGAAATACGAGAAGTTGCCCATAACGTAGCTACCGTCAGCGATGCCGAACAAATACGTATTGCCTGAAGAAGAATCAAGTGTATTCAGTTTAGCGTCCATCCGGCGAATGTCGTTGGCAATTGCAACCGTTCCGAAACGGCGCAGGAAGCGCTCGTTGTCGTTTTCCTGACGGAATTGTGAATTGACAATCGCATTGTAGAACGCGTTGCGACCGCCCAAAAGGAAGTATTGCAGAATATCGTTGTTCTGCATAATCGCGTCAATGTCCGTCAGCGTGTCAGGCGTCGCGAAGCGCGTAAAGCTGTCCAAGTTATAGACGTCGTTCGTTCCATCCCAAGTGACGTAAGGCGCAAGGCTGTTGTCGTAGTTGTCAGTCTGGCGATTGGTATTCAGGCGCGTAATCAGTTCTTCGTCAAGCGCGCTGCGGTTCTTTTGCATCAACTGTACAAGCGCTTCAGAAACAAGTTCCGCGCCGCGCTCGCTTTCGGGAAGTCCGAAGGAAGGCGTATCAAAAAGCGTTCCGCAGGTGTCGTCGTACAAAAGAATTTTCGACGTTGCGAAAAGGTTAGGCTGATAGCTTTTCTTTGCGCTAACAAGTCCGTCCGTCGCTGTCTGATCGCAACCGACCGCAGGCGCAGACGTCGCGATTGACGCCGTAATGCCCCAATCCTTCAACCAATGCGCCTCAAACGCTACGCAGCGCCCGGCGTTGTCGCGAATAATGCGCGAATTTGCGTAACTGCGCTGCGCAAGAGCGCCAAAGACAAATCCGGGTTCCATGCGCCCGAACATGGTCGGGTTCTGACCCGCGATGAATTCATTTAGTTTGACCTGTACGGCGACCAATGCGCTTTGGGTCAAGTTCTGTGCTGCCATTAAAAAATGATTGTTATCGTTAAAAAAAAAGCCCGTCAGCTATTGAAGTGACGAGCATTTGATACCATGTATGAAAAAAAAGTATTACCCAAGTTCGGCAATCGCCTTGAAAATTTCCATCCTTTCGGTCGGTGTAATTTTCGGATTGCTCAAAAGTTTCTGCGCTTCCTCAGCGGAGGCAAAGTTAAACTTTCCTTCCGCTTTCTTTCCAGCCCCCGGCGGAGGCGCGCCCGCGCCTTGTTTGCCCGGATCTGCGCTATTAAAGCCCATTACCCAGTTCGCCTTAACAGCGTCAGCGAGTGAAAGCGCGTTCCCAAAATCGTCCGTCGCGGGCTGTCCGTTATTCATAATAACGATGTTCCCCGCGCTGTCGATTGTGATATTATCAAGCCCGATCAGATTAAGCGCAATTTCGCTTGCCCGTTCCGGCGTCGCCTGTCCTAAGACCGCGTTTTCCGCCCTTAGAATTTCCGCTATCGCCTTTGCCGCCGTCGCCTTCGTTGCCGTCCGGCGCGTTTCGTTCACCTGAAGTTCCAACGCCTTCTTTTCGGCGTCGTACTTTTCTTGTACGGTTTTTAGGCGTTCAGCGATGATCTGCTTTACAATCGGGTTGCTCGTTAATTCATCCTTTGTCAATTCGCCGGCGTTTCCCTTCGGAACGTCGGACAAGGCAGCATGAAGTGCCTCGAAGCTCTCTTCTATTGTCTCTCCCACTTCAAAGCCGTATTTTTCGGCAAGCGGGCGAAGCAATTGTGTTGCGCGGCGTCCTAACTTACTATACCCTTCCTTTACTTTCGCATCGGATAAGGTTTTAGAGCGTTCCCGCGCTTTTTCAAACAATACAGCGCCTTTATCTTCAGCGCCTTCCAACAAGTCCTCCAGTTCAACTTCTGAAAGACCTGTCAGCAATTGAGCCTGCTTAGGCGTCAATTTCAATTCTATCATGTCGTCAAGTTTTTACGCCGTCTTTTCGCCGTCGTCTTTGCCGTTTTTACGCGCGGCAATCGCTTCTTTTGCGAATGTTGGTAATTCAGTCTTTTCTTCTACCCAAGCAATCCCGCGATAAATCGGGTTCGCCTTCATCGCCTCAACTTCCTGCGCCGTCTGTGCAGTCGCAACTAAATTGCCGTTCTTGTAACCTTTATACATACTACTTCAGTTTTGTGCGAATAGTTGCTTTCCGTCCTTCGCTTTCAGGCGCAGGCGCAATTGAAGGCGCAGGCGCGGGCTTAATTTCGTCCGGCGCTTTCGTATAGCCTCGCGCCTCCCATTCGTGAAAGTCCGCAGGCTTTATATAGGCAATTCGCCCTTCAAGGTCGTAAATTACTACCTTGTCTGAAGGACATTGCTTTTGCGCGTTCGCTATTTTCGTAAATATGTTCATGTGATCAATGTTACTACAAAAGTATATTACTTATTGCGTTGCTGCAACAGTTCCCGCGCTTGTCCGTTCGCCCAGACCTTTGATAAGTTAATAATAAGCATAGCGGCGTCCCTTCCGTGTTCGTTTGTCCGCGCCTTATAGCCCGTTACGCGCTTAAAAAAGTCGCCCTGAAGTTTCGTCTTTTTCGCCTTCGGTCGCTGACCAACAAATAAAAAGCCTTCGTCAGTTAGGTAATCTTCCCAAATCGTACAGTCGCGCTTTACGCTTCCTGCGCCTAACAATAGCCCTTTGTAGGCGTGCCTTTCCTGTTGCGTCATAGGCATATTCCCGATAAACTTTCTGTACAGCGCTTGTTCGCCCGTTCCGTACCATTCGCGCAACCGCGCATCTTCAAAGACGACAAGCGTCGTTGCGCGGTCGTAAGGCGCTAAAAGCGCGAAGGCGCGGTGAATGGCGCAGGACGTTACTTCCGTCAATGTGCCGTTAAAGGCGTCCATCTTTTTGATAGCGACGCCCGTTGTTTTGCCCGGATCAATCCCAATAATTGTGTCTATCATTTTTCTTTCAATAAAGTTACTTAAAAATTTGCACACTATTTATATAGGGCGTATCTTTGCTTAAAGTTAACCAAAAAACGATATATGGCAATAGGAAAAGTAACTTACTATGTCGATAGGGCGTCCTGGCAGATAATCCCGGCAAGCGCCCTTCCGACCCGGCAGGCGCGGGCAAGGACAACGCGCCAATACTTTTACATTGGGCGATTGTCGGGCAATCAGCGCCCCTATCAAATTGTCGCGCCGGGCGTTATTGCCCGGTCGTTTCACGGAAAGTTGATAGTGCAACAGGAAGAAACCGCCGCTTTTGCGCGCTGGCTTTCTTCGCCTGAAGAATACCCGGACGTCAATTCACTTAATCCCGTCCTTAGCTGGCGGAAAAAACGAGACCAAGAATGAAAGAAAAGAAATTGATCAGGGAGGCGCTTTGGATAGAACACTCCTCCCCGGTTATCGAAAAAGGCGCAATATACATACCGCCAATAGATATGTATGATTTCCCGGAAAAGGCAGCGCAGGTAAGCGAACAATTGGACGCCTCCGGGCAGCCCGTTTGCGCAGAGTATTACTTCATGGTTCAAGGGCTTTGGTTAATTCAATACGAATTTTCCGAATGGTTTAGAGTCGCCTTTTGCCTTGATGCCTTCTTAAGCCTTCCTGAAGTTGACGCGACGCGAGATGCAGATAACCCCGATTTTGTGTATTGCGACGTATTGAAGGACGATGAAGTAGTTAGGGTAAGGCGACCATTAAGCGAATACCTTAACGCAAATACGCAATTACTATTTTTAATCATCAGAGAAAAAAAATACTTATGCTACGATCATTATTTGCGGCAGGAACTTTATCCTTAATCGCATTCGCCCTAAGCGCCCAAAGCGCCTTCACGGTAAGCCCCCTATCGACCTCAACGCCCCTCGCGGGCGCTTGGTCGGTCAATCTTACCGGGCGGACATTGCGCCTGTGCGATCAGGCGATTCACATGGAAACGCCACTGCGCCTTCGCTGCGACGGATTGTTCGTTCATGTCGAATACGCGAATGAGCGCCTTTCTTTTCCTATCAACGGTCATAACGTTGAGCCTTTCGGCGAAAAGAAAATCATTCAATTGTGGTACGACTATAAAACGTCGGTTATTATTCAGTTCAGGGACGGCGCAGTTTACGACGTCCAGCTTATTCGCGGCAATGAAGATCACATCTTCACTTCGCCATATTAGCTTAATTAATCAACCTTAAATAATTCAGTTATGAAAAACGTATTGCTTTTCATCGCGCTTTTCAGCGCCCTTGCGATTCAGGCACAAGTTCGCCCCGTTCCCGCAAATCACGCCGGATCGCGCGGATTCCGTCCGCAGGAAGTAACGCCCGCGCCTTCAGCGCCGAAACCCGCCCCCTCGCCTGTCGCTGCAACAGGCTTTACCTTGCCGTCCTTCGCCCTTCAAAACGCCCGATATTATTGGGTTTTCAACGGCGACCGGACGGGCAAATTTGAAACGATGTATCTTGCCTCAGACGGGCGGACGGTCAAAGTACAAACGCCCTATTCGCAACAAGTCTTTACGTCCTACTCGGCGACGCAAAACGACGATGGCGACGAAGGGACGTCCGTAACTGTTCGGTGCGCGAACGTTTCATCGACGCTCGTTATGGAATTTGACGACGCGGACGGCGCGTTGCTTTACATTCGCTTTCTGGAAGGCGCGGACGGGAAAACGACGTTTTCGGAATGGTATCCGGCGATTTATGATTTCATTGAGGAATTAAAGAAATAACCATAATAGATTACGTATTTCAGCGCCGGGCGTCTTTTCGACCCGGCGCTTTTTTTATGCCCCGTTCAAAAGAGGCGCGGGCGCGCCTGAAGTAGAAGCGCCCGCAATGCTGCGATATTCATTCAGTTGTTTTCCGTATCGCTTCATCATCCGTTCAGCAACGGCAGGCGAAAGCCAGTTCAAGGTATGTCGGCAATTATACCCGCCGCATTGAATGACAACCGGGACGTTCGGTATTTTCCCCGCCCATTTCCGCCCGTCCCATTTCGCTATTTCGTCCTTTGTATAAAAATTCTGATAACGCGCCATGCAGAAAGGGCGCGTATCATCGACGCGCGTTCCGGCGTATATAGCGACCGTCGCCTGCCCGGATATTTCCGCAATGGCGTTCTTACTTTCCCGGTCGAATTGCGCCTGCATTTCGCGCGTCCGGTTTACGATAATTCTTTCGGCAAGGTCGGCGCGGTCGGGCGGCGTTATAGTCCTTACAACGCGGTCGCGCAATTGATCGAAGGTGTCCTGCGCCCCCAGTCCGGCGTTAAGGCTGCGCCCTATTTCAATAACGACCGGATCAAGATTAAGGACTTGCTCCAACTGGCTTCCGGGAATAACAGCGCGCGTCTTTTCGTCGTAACCATACAGAAGCAAGATCCGCGCAATAGCGTTGCGCCTTGCCTGCGCAGACAGGTTAATGTCTTGCGCCTGAAAGTATTTTTCATTCTCGGTAAAAATGTCGACCAACTGCTTAGGGAGTTCCTTAAGCAATTCCTGCCGCGTTAAGGCGACCGTCCGCCCAACAAGGCGCAAAGTACGCCCGGCAGCGCGGGTGTTTTCGATCGTAAAGGTCGCGCGGGCGGGCTTGTATTTTAGCCCTATTATGCCCGTTATGAGCATCGCAAGTAAGCGCCTTGTCAATTCCTTTGCGATCCCTTCCAACTGCGCTTTAAAGGCGTCTAAAAGGGCGTTATTCGTATGGTTGATTATCTGAACGTCCGTCATTATTCGCCGTCGTTGTTGTCGATATTATCCGCGTCGTTATCGTTCATGTTATCGCTGTCCGGTTCGGGCGTATCTTCGCCGTCTGTCATGTCGCCCATATCGAAGCCTGAAGTAATATCCGGAACAAGCGCGGCGGGCTTTACCTGCGCCTGTACAGCAATCGTAACGGCGTCAATAATCGTATCGCGCCTTTCCGGCGTCAATTCGTGGAAGAAGCGCGGACGGACGGCGCGCTGAACAAGGCGCTCAATTTCCGACCAATTCTCCCAGCGGACGCGCATCGGATCGTCTTCAGCGCGGGAAAGAATGATGCCCTGCACTTCCGCCGGCTCTTTGTCGTCGAAAGGCTTATATTCGTTCAGCGCAGTAATTTCGTCCTTCAGCATCGGCCAGTCAGGGTAGGACTTTTCAATCATGTCTTCTTCAATCGACTTCAGGACAAGGCGCGGAACACCCGCCTCCTTCGCTGTTTGATAGGTCGCTATCAATTGCTCTAAAGGCACTACCTTAAAGTCCTTACCGAACGAAAGGGACGCCTCCGCGCCTTGCATCGCGTTATAGTATTGAAAGGCGATTCGGTAGGCAAGTTCGAAGCCTACTTCAATGCGCTTTGCGATCCGGACAAGGACGTTGTTAATCATGTCCGCCTGAATGTTTACTTCAGTCGCTGTTCGTGGCGCGCCTGCCGGAACGATATTATTTTGGTTGTAGGTCGTCGCAAAGACAAGCTGCTGCGCCCTTTCCAGTTCCTTAACGTAAAATTCGCTGACGTTCAAAGGACGGTCGAAGTAGTGAACAAGTTTGTTCAGTTCTACAAACTGCTCTGCCGTCATATTTTCGTCCCAAGCTAACTGTATTACTTCCTGCTCAGACCTCGCGCGCGCCTTTCCCGTCCCTGCGCAGGCGTTACAGTAGTGTTCTGCGTCGCGAATTCCGTCATAGTAGCCGGAAATACAAGGCTGGTTCTGTTGGTTGACTGCTGTACAGGGGCGGACGTATTCTGCGCGTTCCGGGAAGATGTGCAGCGTTTTATGGACGGCAAGAAACGACGCGTCGCGGATAAGGTCGCGTATAACCGGAACGGCGGACTGAACGAGCATTTCGCAGGCGTTATGACGCTCAAACCGGAAAGCGCCTGCGCGGAAAAAGGGCGTTTCCTGCGTTCCGTTTTCGATTTCGCGGTAAAGGAAGGAAACCGGGCGGTTGTTTTGTAAGAACGTCCGGCGCTCAAATTGCGACGCATCGACCTGCGTATGAATAGGCGCTTTATCGTCCTTGACGGCGCGGATAATGAAGCCCGCGCCGTAGAAGAAGTAACTTTCTATTTCGACGTCCCGACCGTTCCGGTCCTTTTCTTTATATTCGATCATCGCGCACATATAGCGCGTTTGTCCGTTCGGACTCATCCCGAAGTCGACTACTTCCGTGCCTGAAAATTCAACCGGGTAGACGTTCACAATAACGCCCCGTCCGGTATCGACGTTCTCGCGCTCAAATCCGATCCAAAGGTTCGGGTCGTACTTGTTCGCATAATCGACCGCTTCAAACAGATAGTCGGTCAAAGGCAGGTCGTTGTAAAAGCGCTCAAAGTTGCGCGTTACAAGCGTCATTACATGCTGGTTCGGTTGTACGACTTTTGCGCGCCTGCTGTCAGACCTTCGGATATGTTCGGTGTAACTGTATGTCGGTTGTAACAACGTCCGACTGATCGGATTGAACGCCCGGAGGCGCTGCCTGAAAAGGTCGCTATCTTCGTTAGGGCGATACCGGCGCAGTTCTTTCGCAAGATCCCCCGATTCGTCGGCGTGGATTATTTCCGACAATTCGGTTACTTCCTGCACTTCGTCATAATCTTTGTGTCGCGCCCCTGCGATTATTTCAGCGATGCGCGCCCGCGCTATTTCGATATTCATTCGTTTTTTCTTTCAAAGGTAAGGGAAAAAAGATAAATTTTCGTATGTCGGGCGTTCGCCGTAACTTCGCAAAAAGTAAACCGATGAAATGTTTGTTTTGTGGATCGGATAATATAAAGCCCGTCCAGCCTGTTTCGGAAACCAAGCGCTGTAAATGCGCGGACTGCGGTAAGCAATTTTTCAATGAGGACGCGCATAAATATGCGACGGTTGATCTCACCTTTGAGAAGTATGCCTGCGCCTTCAAATGCGACCTGTCGAAACTGCTTCAAAAAGATCGAAAGGAAATATACGACGCCTTAACTGATCAAGGCTATCGATTGCCCGGCGGAGGCGCTATTCGGGACGTCGATTTAGCGCCCTTTCCGCCCCTTTCGCCAAAAGTGCCTTACATCTGTGTCGGGCATAATAGAAGTAAGAAGGACGAAAAAGAGAAGTGGTTGTTTTCAACCGCGCGGAAATTCGTTTACGATACTTATCAGGCGTGGCGCGTTACGCCGGACGAATTGCGCATGATGCTCAATTGCGATAACCCATCTTAGGCAGCGCTTTACGCGCCGTCGAAAGATTCATAACAGCATAGTAGCGCAGGGCGTCAAGGGCGTGGTTAAAGTCGTCAATAGGCTTCGAAAGGTCGCGCCCGCTGCTGTCCTGCGCTATTTTATATTTGCGCAGTTCCCGAATTACATTCACCGATCGGGAAGTAACAAAAAGGCGATGTTGCCGGACGATGCTAATACCGTGCTTTACTGAGTCCGCGCCTTTTGTCGCCCCGGTGATTTTCCATCCCATACGGCGTATTTCCTCAATGCTTTTCGGTTCAGCGCTATCGGCGTATATCGGAATAGCGAAGGACGCCCGCGCCTTCAGTTCGTTGCTAAGGTCGTCGTTGGTAAGATTGTGCGCGTAAAGCAATTCGTCGATGTACAGGTCAGTTTTGTTTACGACGCCGCAAAGGACGGCTGCCGCCGGATCTGCGCCGAAACCGAAGTCAAGCCCGATGCCTTTGTGCGCGACCGCGTCCGGGAAGGCGTCGACGATCGTAAAGGAAGGATATATCAGTCCTTCGATCTTTCCATACTCGCCTAAGCCGTACACGCGCCAAAGCGCCGGGTCGGTCGTTTCAAGGCGCTCAATTTCGGCGCGTTGAAGGTCTGGAAGGTATGGATTATCTTTGTAGGTCGAAACGATTATTTCGACGTCGGAATACTCGCGGGCGCGTTCAATCTCTATCTTTTCGTTTACCCATACGTAAGGATCTGAAGGGTTAAAGTCGATGATTACAAGCGCCTTTGTCCGTATGAAAAGCTGGAAGAATTCAAGTTCGTAGGTGAGTTCATTCACTTCGTTGCACCAAAGAATGTCGCATTGAAAGCCCCTAAGCTTTTGTTGGTCGTCCGCGCCTATAAAGACTACTTCGCGGTTGACGTATCTGAAGGTCTTGTTCGTTTTGTTATGTTCGACGTGTTTATATACGTCAAGGGTGAAAAGTAAGTTAATGAAGTCCGATTCGACTGTATTCTTTAAGGTAGTTTGATACTTTCGGACAATCGCGGCGCGTCCTGTCGGTATCGCTTCGCCGTTCCTGATGTTTCCGGTCAGTAGCCAGATTATTATCTGCTGCGCAATCGAATGGGTCTTGCTGGAGCGCGTCCCCCCTCGGTGAACGACGACGCGCGCCTTACTATTATAGGATCGTTCGAATACACTTGTCGCCTCTAAGGTCATTTTACGATCTTGACATTCAGACCGTCGAACAAAGGTTTTTCTTCAGCGCCTGTCAGTTCCTGCCGTTCGATATATCCGCGCTTTTTACCTTGCGTTTTGAGGAAAAAGATAAGTGTAGTTGTGTCGCCTTCCTTAATTTTCTGCGCTAATTTGTCCTCTGCCATGTCTAATAGCGAGTCGCGCCCCTGTTGGACAACGTCGTGAAGATCGTAATCTTTTACCCATATAAGCACTGTTGAGCGTGACGCATCGAATGATTTTGCGACTACACTTAAATTACCATAGGCTTTTACAATGACTTCAGACAGTAATTCCCGCGTCGGTCGTTTCATATCTTTTTATTGTGTACGATTTGTGTTTTCGTTTATTGCAAATATAACAAAAAAAAGGCAGCGCCGTTGAAGCGCCGCCCCATCACCTAAACCAATAAACTATTATACTTCTTTTAAGGCAGATCAATACGCCCAAAGAAAGGGCGCTTTGAAACGCTTTTACTGCCCTTGCAACTCCACAACTGCCGCGCCCAATAATTCGCGCTTTCCTTCCCTTGTCCGCCCTTAATTCCCGCCGATCTTGCGCAATAGCTATCGCCTGCGGGCGTTCCGGGCTTTATGGTATATCCGGACGCCCCGAAATTCACTTTCTTTCCGGACGGAAGGATAGCGGCGTATTTCTTTCCCTTCGCTTCTGAGCGCATAATTTTCGCGCCGTTGAATTTAGGCATCTTTCGCGTAATTGATGATGAATAAAACGACGTAAGCCAGTAGCGCAAAAAGCGCAAAGGCGACTGCCAGCACCTTCAGAAACATTCGTTCGTATTCTTCCTTTCTCATAGCAGAGTATCGAAGTAGGTTTGAATTGCGTCAAAATGTACCCGCGCTATCCGGTCGTAGTCGCTGATCATTATATCGGCGTCGGTCGGATTGTCGAAAAAGAAATTTTCGGTCAAGATCGCAGGCATGACCGTATTGCACAGGACATAAAATTGCGCCTGCTTACAGTCGCGCCATTGCCTTTCGCTATAATGCTTTATGAAAGCCTTTTCAAACGCCTTCGCCGCCCGCGCTGATGCGCCTGTGCTGCGCAGTGAAAAGACTTCAGCACCGAAGGCGCGTTGCGTTGGGGAAGCGTTCGCATGGACGGAAATATAAAGCGCCTGTGTGCCTGCCTGAAGCGTCCGGAAATCGTCGTTGGCTCGCTTGACGCGGGCAAACAGGGTTGTGTCATCCGTCGGGTGCGAAACGGTCAGAAAAGGCACTTCGTGACCGCGCAAAAGGCTTTCTAAAGAAGAAACGACGGCGCGGTTGAATACGCCTTCAAAAAACCAGCCTTGACCGTGATATTCCTTTCCGTTCTTGTGCTGGAATTGCTTTGAAGGCGCGGTGGTATAGCGCCCGTTTTTTAATCCGCCGTGTCCGGCGTCAAGATATATTTTAAGCATACTTTTTACCTTTTGGTTTAGTCGCCTTTTGCGCCTTCTTCATTGAAGAAGTGCAAATTGCGTAGGCGCTTGATGTGTCCTTTCCTTGCTTCTTTACCTGCGCAACGCAGCGGTCTAATTTTTTAGGCATTGTACTTTGTTTTTATCATTTTCCTGACGTCAGGAAGATGATCCAAAGTTACGGAATAAAAAGGAAAAGCGCCCGGCGTTGTTAGGCGCGGGCGCTTTTTGCGGCGGTTGTTGTATTAAATTATGAAGCCGGGAACGGAAACGATATTCCCTTTCATTAACAACTATTTTCAATCTTTTTTTATCACCGTCCGGCGCAATACCGCCCCGTCCTTCCATTCAACCACTTTCCCCTCGCTTGTTGGATATTCGACCGGGCGCGACTTCATGTATTCGATGATCTCCGAAGCATTGCGCCCTGCCGCCTGTAACGTCGCCTCTTTGATCGCTGCAAGTTGTTCGCGCCTTTGCGCCTCATTCGCCTGCTGCATCGCGCTTGTAAGCACCTGAACGACGCCTGCGATGTTATTCGTGTCGACGATCGGAAGGCGCTGCATTTGTCGCCCTAATTCGACAAGTTCGATCAGTCGGCTATTGGGTAGCGCCTTACCGCCTAACTTCGCGTTCAGGTCGGCAGGGACGACGCGCTCACCGACGGACAAGCGCGCCGGAATTGAGTCGCTGGTGGTCGTTCCCGCGCCTTGTACGTATTCCGTACCTGTTGCAAAGCCTTGCACCGCTTCGCGCTGTTGCTGCGCTATTGCGCGGGCTTTCGCCATTATCGACGCGATAAGCGCAATAGAAGAAAGGGCGATGATTGCGCCTACCGCGCCTTTTGTTTTGGTTTCAAGCGCAAGGACGTTCGCAATTGAAGAAACGACGCTACTCGCCTGCTGCGCGGCGTCGATCGCAAGTTGTTGCCGCGCTGCCTTTGCTTCAAGCGCGGCGCGTTCTTCAAGCGCTTTCCGGCGCAGTTCCTGCTCTTTCAGTAGGTTTTCTTCTGCAAGGCGCAGGTTGTTTGCGTATCCTTCCTGCGCGCGCTGGCGTTCTTCTTCGACGGCGCTTTGCGCTTGTTCTATGCGCTTGTCTATGCGCTCAATTTCGGCGTCAAGGCGTGCAAGGCGTTCGTTATTCAGTTGTTCGATAAGACTGAAGGAAGCGGTAAGGGCGTTATTTAACGCGCCTTGTATCGCCTGCGCTTCCTGAGGCGACAAAGCAAGCGCCTTCAATAGCTTCGCCTTA